TATCGGCATCTAACACAACGGTAAATTCGCCAGTACCGTCAATAGAATTATAGCTGTATGAAGTAATTTTTCTAACATACGACTCGCCACTTACATCAGTTACATATAAAGTCATTCCTGCATAATAGTTTGCAATTTCAGATAAAGAATTATCATCGCAAATGATTAAGCCAGCGTTATCAGGCGCTTCGGCAACATTCATTCCTGTAACACTAAAATATCCTTGGTTAGCATCTACGTTTGTAATTAAGATTTGGTCAACTACAGACCCTGTAAAATTAGACGGGTTAGACGCAACTGGATCTACCTCAAAGGCGCCGCCGATTGGAATATAGCCAATAGCGTTGTATGCTTCAAAATCCGATTGAGTTAAAGCAAACATATATTTCCAAACATAACCATCTGCTGTTTCATAAATTTGTTCTACGTCTGATGCAACAAAAGGTGGAGGACTTGTAACTTTACCACCATTGTTATTATTTAAACATTTATAAATTCTATAATCACCGGTGTCATTAACGTTTGGCCCAACAGTTGCGAAAAACTTTTGGTCTTCTAAATCTGTATTGTCATCGTATTGAACAAATACTTGGCCTTCTTGCCACGGATAATATTTAATCATGAATTTGGTATCAGATGTTAAAATCTTTTTACCGAATAAAACGTTATCTAAAAATTGTATTTCTGAAACTTTAGTATTAGCCGCTGAAACCCGCGAAAGTGGATCTGTTGTAAGCGAAGAAACAAAAACATAGAATTCATTAGATGCTAAATCATTATAAAATAATCTTAGCAAATCTGTTTTATATTTTGTAGTTAGAATTTCTGTCATGTCACTTCCACTCTTTCTTAATATTTATATACAATTTTAGCCTCTTTTTCTAATTTTAGTTCGAGGATAAACTGCGCCTGTGGTTGGGCGTGGTTTAAAATTTCTTTGTGGATACGCAAAACCTTCTTCAGGTCTTTGGTTAATCCATCTTAGTATTTTATTTGGGCCACCTTGTAAACTTGTTAAGTCCATTGGGTCGTCAGCTCCGCTATCAAACATCTTATCGTCGGAAGCATTATCAATTATCCATTGCTGGGCCTCGGCCTGAGTCATATTTGGCCAACTTTCAGCTAAGATAGCCAAAACGCCTGCCACTTGCGGGCTAGCCATAGACGTTCCATAATATTTTGCGCCTTCGTAATTACTATCTCTTGAGTCACTATACGGTCCGTAAGTTGCGTACTGATTTGTATTTAATGAGCTTTGGATTGTTTCACCTGCTGCATAAATATCAACTTGAGAACCTGTATTTGAAAAGCCTGCTTTCTTTTCGTCAGTGTCGTTACTCAACGCGCCAACAACAATTACTTCTGCTTTACCGGCTGCAGAACCTGTACCTCTATGAGTGTAAACTGTTTGCTCGTAGTCAAATCCAAAAAACGTATAAGGCCAATACACTTTGTTATTATAATCTTGGTCAGTACTATTAGTAATTTTACACCGATCATTTCCAGCGGCCGCTACAACAATAATCCCGTCATCTATAGCATCTTGAATATCTGCAAACCTTGATGTAAAATATGCTTGAACCGTTGGCGTATCATCGGTTGTGTATATACCACGAGATGTATAATCAGACTCAACTAAAGCGCTTCCTTTATCATATTCCGTTCCTCTATAGTTGATTTTTTCAGGTGCGCTATACGCAGCTCCACTACTTGCGGTATATGCTTGAAGTGTTACAGTTGATCCGTAACTATGATTTGTGATTGTAGGATTTTTTCTACCAGTTGCAGGGTTTACCGCCTTAGCATTATGCCATGCACGTACGTAATCCCAATAAGTAGATGAACTTAAACCGTTTGTTCCGAAGTTTTGGTTTGTGCCATAAATACTGATGTTGTAAATATTTGCGTCACGAGCCCACCCTTGTTTATTTCCAGCAACTGTGCCAGCAACGTGTGCGCCGTGATTGTTATCATCAGTACGATCTGGAATTCCGTCACCGTTATTATCTGGATAAGTTCCATCAACATATGGAGTATAGGCGTAAGTACCAGTTCCTGAACCAATATCGTTTTGGAACCAATTATATTGATTAACTCTTGATCCACCGGTGCCGTCAGGATTAACAGCAAATTCTGGATGTAATGGATCGAAATGTCCATCAAATATTACAACGTCTACGTTTTTTCCTGATGCTGTTATATTTACATCACGCGTTTTACTTGACGTTCCAGGAAGACCCCAGTTTGACAAATTGTCTTCTACTGTATGTCTTAATATACCCCAGTTAATATGATCTGCAGATCCTGAAGTTGTTTTATCAAAATCACCGGTAAACTCATATGTTGGAACATTTTCAATCATGTCTGCCATGTCGACATCCCAAACACGTTCATCTTGTTTAACAAGTGCCGCTTCTGCTGGTGTCAACATGTAATGGGTGTTACGACTAATAGATCTTCTTTTTTCAACACCAACTGCCCTATCAGGAATAAACAAGTTTCCACCAGGAGTTTCCATATCATTATAGAAATCTTCTAGGTCCTCATGATTATGAAGAGTGACAATCCATTCGAGTGTTGGATCTTCCATATTATGCCTCTAAGCTTAAGTGCGTTATCGTAACATCAATATTTGCTGTCCCACCGCTATCATTTGTAATTGCGCATGGAAGCGTATTACCAGTGCTACAATAACCAATAACCGCAGGGCCAAATTTAACAGTTTCGCTTCCTGTTGTAATTACTTCGGCAATTACTCCTGCGTCAGGCGCTGGGTCATTACCTCTTGTTCTTGATGCATCGGCAGTTCTTGACGCGGTGTCAATATACAATCTTACCCAGGCTGCGTCTGATACTTCAATTGAATATAGAACAAATGTTTTTGCTGCGGAAAGATCAAAGTTTGCAGTAGCTCCATCAGCCATCCCGCTGTTAAGAGTATTAGTTGAAGTACGTGTATTTAGTCCGCTTCCACCTGATGCGCCTGCAGCTGCTTCAATTTCAATATCACCAATCATTGAACCATGAACAGTACAAATATACTTATAAGTACCACTAATTGTTCCTGGGACTTTCCAATATAATGTGCCAGCGGTTTTGCCTTGCGCAGCTGAGCCAGTTGTTTTAGTACCATCAGTTCCAATGTGAATTAAGCCGTCGTTATACGCTGCGCCGCCTGCTGTTTCAATTTGGAATGGATGTGAACCTGTTACACCTGTTAAATCAAATGCAATTGTTTCGCCTGCCCTTACATGGATTGTTGGGTTATCTGCAGTACCGTAAATATCTGAACGATATGATGAAGAGCCATTAGGAGTCATCACATGTGTTGTTTTAGCCTGCACCGCAATGTCGTGCGCATCAATATCAGCTGTTTGGATTTCTGTTAAACCACTAAAGGTCGAGGACCCTCCGCCACCGCCACCACTTGGTGCATCTTCAAATGTATAATTTCCTGCGCCGTTAGTTGTAAGTACTTGCCCATTAGTTCCGTCAGAAATTCCTAAATCGTTTAAGTCAGCTGGGATGACCGGAGGAGTATATGTAAATGCACCTGTACCACTATCGTAAGCAAGGCTGCCATTTCCTGATGCCGACGGCTCAGCTGCAACACTCAAATCAGTTAAAGAAATTCCGCTACCACCACTTGCAGTTGCGTCTGTTCCTGGAGCCCACTGAGTACCAGACCATTTTAATACTTGGCCTGTAGTAGGTGCTGTAGCACTAACATCGGTTAATGCGCCCAATGTAGTTGCACCACCGCCTCCACCTGATACGGTACTAAAAGTAAACGCGCCTGCGCCATCAGTTGTTAAAACTTGACCGCTAGTTCCGTCTGTTATTCCCAAATCTGTAAGCGCTGTGGGTATTGTGGCAGTTGAATTATAAAGTTCTGTAAAGTTTTCGTTAACTTTGACGAAGGCTGATCGTAACGGATCACCGCCACCATCATTAGCCGCTAGCCCTACACCAATTGTTTGCTTTGCCATTATTAGCTCCTAAGTGTTTTAGTTATTTATCCGTTTATTTTATCTCACGAGGTCCGCACGTAAAATAG